CGAGTGTTACCACAACGCTGCCGCGTTCCAGCACATCACACGGCTCACCTGGCTTATAGCTGCCGAAGTTCTGGCCGTAAACCAGTTCCTGCTTAACGATTCGAACAGCAATGCCCAGAAAGCCGGTAGCAGCGGTCAAGCCTGCAGGCAATTTCCTTACCGTGTTATCTGCGTTAAGCTGTACCAATTCACCAAATTTAATTTCCTCTGTTGCTGTAAGTGACACTGCGCGATTGGAAATAACAATATCGCCGTTCCGGGAGAAAGTACCCGGATAGCCCAAGTTAAGCTGCTTGCCGATTACAGTTCCTGGCACTTATTTGCCCTCCTTTTTGTAGTGTGGGTTATAGCGCGTTTGGATGTTCTTACCGATGTCTCGTTCTTTCGCCGTGTCCTTAGCGGCGTGCTTCTTGTCTTTGGTCTTGGCTGATTGCACTTGTGCCGCCAACAAAGCAGCATAGCCGCTTTTGGTATCTTTGGCTTTGGCGACCGGTTTCGCTGTTACGGCCTGGCGCACAATCCTATTCAGCGTATCAATGGCCTGCCGTTTTTGCTTGGCGTCCTTCATAGCCGCAATAGCCGGTTTCATAGTACGGACAAGCTGCAGCGCCGTCTTACGGTCCATACCCGGCAGCGGATTCTCCGGCAGGCTGGACTCCGGCGCTTCCGGTCCTGGCCACGGCCCCGGGCCATCCTCGTCGGTTGTTTCATCCTCGTCTGTAGCCGGATCGTCCTCATCTCCAACTTCCTCAGCCGGCACCGTTACACTGTTCTCGCCTTCCTGAAGGTCCTGCTCAAGCTCGTCCAGAATGTCGGTGTCTTTCTTGGCGCACATGCCGTCAATCTTGGCATCCAGCTCCGCGATTTTCTGCAGAATAGTAGCCATGGGGTCTTCATCGCAGGCGCCAGGCGCATCTGCTGCTGTCGGAGCGGCCGGCGCGCTTTCGTCTGCACCTTCACCAGCTAAAGCTTCAACGGCTTCAGCGAGTTCTTCCGGGTCCGCGTCCTGGGCAAATGCCGCTATCATGCGGCCCACGATATTTCTTTTTCGTGCTCCCTTAGTTTTTGGCATTTTTTTTATATCACTCCTATTATCTTTTATCGCTACCGTCTCACCGGCCCGGCCGGCGGTTACAACGGCAACATGGTTACCTCTAATCTCTTTTTGGGCATACTCATCTTCAGCGCCCATCTGTTCGTACATGCACTCATAGCCGCAGGATATTTCCCGCTTACCTGCTTTAACTTCGGAGATTATAACGGGATCATATAGCACTAAGTCCGCTATTGGGCTGTCGCTGTCTTCTTCTGTGCCGCGCCTTACATTTTGGGTCACTCCTTTCAAATATGCCGAAATGTTATCCGGCCTTACAAAATCGTTTGGGTGTTCGTCGGTTACTGGCTTGCCCTCGAAGCTGGCCATTGCCGCCGGATTAAATACCTCATCCTCTGACCGATAAACCTTGATTGTCTTGCCATACATGTCAGCCAGACCAAGCTCCTGGCCCAGATATTCCTGCCAACCAGTCCGGGATATAGGGACATCATGGCATATTAAAAAGCCCTCTGGCGTCTCCGTCATGTGAGGGCTAAACCTTGAACCGTAGTATGCTATTGGCAGCGGTGCCACCTCCTTACGCGGCTAACTTGTCGTTTCAATCCACGCGCCTGTATGGGGCGCGACTTTATTCCCGGTTTCAAATTGGGCCCGGGTCATAGTTACTATTTGGCCGTCGGTGTACACCTTAGCCGGCCAGGTTACCCGGTCCAGGTTTACAACTGGCTGGGCATAGCAGCGGCAGTTAAATGTGTCGCCGGCATGGTAATTGCCATAAGGCTTTTCACCGGCTAAGCTTTCCGGACTGGGTGGCTCGGACCAATTGACCAACACCATATCCATAGTGTCATGTGACCTCCGCACCCGGGCGTCTCTGGAGGTGCGCCAGATGTACCAGTCCAAGCCCAGGCTTTGGCTTCGCGCTTGCGTCAGCGCCGTGTTGGTCTTGCTGACTTCGGTCCTGGCAATTAGCTGTATTCTGCTTTCGCTGAGTACCGGTAACTTCTGCAGCATGGCTTCGGCTACTGCCTTCGGCCTGAGTCCCTGCAGCGTTAGGTCGGCAATCTGTTGCGTAGCGTCATCGGCCAGGCCAAGCGGCAGGGATTTTATGAGCTGAGCATTTTCAGCGAACTTTTGCCGAATGGCATAGCTAATACCCGGGTTCTTCAGCTCGGCCATAATAGCCTGATACATTTCCCGCCCTTTGCTGTTTACCAGTGCAGCTTGGCGCCAGGTGCGGCCGGCGTCGGTAAAAACCTGCGTCACCATCTTCAACGCCGCGGCCTCAGCAAACTTCTGATACTGCGGCGTTTGCGCCAGTAGCTTCAGCCGCTGTAGGATAATGCTTGGATTGTCAGTTTGGCCTACTGCCTCAAATATCTGCCGTGTAAGCAATAGCAGCTCACGCTTGTAGCTGTTTTCAATGCGCCGCTTCGGCTCCCAGAGATCATATTTCATGATTTACCCCAGTGAAAAACCGCCCGTAGGCGGTTAAAATACCATGTCTGCAATCTGCATTGCTATTCGTCCTTTAGGGCTTATCTCGCGGCCCTCGTCTTCTGCGTCCATAGCCTCAAATGACTCTGTATCCATTGAGTAAGTTGCCATCTTTTCCCGAGTGTCTTCATCTATCTCGAAGTCCTTGCCAACCGGCACCTTAATTCCTAACCCATCGTAGATAAACTTAGCCTGTTCCACATTGAGGTTGATGGTCATGATTCATCCCCCTTTACCCAAACTGAAATAACAGCTCCAGTATCAGGATTAATAGCTACCCCAGCTCTTTCTCCAACTAACCGCTGGCTCTTTTTACCGTTTTTGGGGTTAGTGTTGATTGGGTATGTAACCCTGGTATTGCTAAGCGCGTCGTTAATATCGTCAGAAGAAACTCTTCTTTCAACCGCTCGTTCAATAGCGTGGTTGGTAACACTACTAACAACTGTACCGGTTGACGCCTTAACACCCTTTAGAGCTTTATTATACTCTTTTCTCGTTTTATGGTCAACTTTGGATCCGCCCTCTGGTTTCCGGCCGCTACCGGGTCCGCCGTCAGTTATTGGCATGTTAGAACCTAATACACTACCCATGCCTGACATGTCTTCGCCAGATGGTCCAAGGGTATCCGGTGCGTTATCAATATCAGCATCCGAAATATTTGACCACATGCCCGTCACATCCGAAGACTGCCGCAATTCCTGCATGGCCGTCTTCATGCTGACAATGCCGGCATTATAGACTTCGACAACCGCATCAGCGATATTCTTACCCAGGTTGCGGCGCTCGTCTTCGGTTGGTTTGCGAACCGGGTTGAACTTAATATCAAGGTCGTCGGGCACCGCGCCGAACTCAGACATACACATCACCGGCAGCAGCTTTTCCAATAGTGGCCGGATGTGCGTTTCCTGTTGCTGCTCAAGCAGGTCATAGTAATTTTGCATGTCGGAATCACCCGTGGCATTCATTCCGGCCGGGGAACGGCCGAACAGCTTAGTTACCGGCATTTCAGCCGCACCGGCCAGGTCCAGCATAAACATTTCATACACGTCGGAAAGCCCAGAAAATGCATACTGGTGCGTTTCAAAGCCGTCTGCTGAGTCCATCACATGCATACCCATGTTATTCATAAGCCAGTTCTGAGCGGACAGTGTTCGGTATATCCGCTGTATTTGCTGGTCGCTTCCTGACGCCAGCATTTGGCCCAGGTCCGCCATCTTCATCACGCGCAGGTTGGCGATATAAAGCAGGTTGGCCACGTTTGCGCTGGTGTTATCTCGCTTGGTCAATTCGGTAAACACATGTTCAATTTCCGACGCACCCCAATACTGTTCCGCCATTTTCTCCCAATGTGGGAGGTCCCGGCCGGTGAAGCGCAGTACCCGGCTATGGTGCACTATCATTTCGTCTACGCCATCGGCTACAACTTGGTAGTATTCCGGCAGACCAAACTCGGTGCTAGTCGTATCGTTAATCAAGTCCAGTAGTGGATAGATACCAGACCAGCGGTCAAAGACCAGGATACCACGAAAGGACTCCGGCATCACCATATCAAGATCCAGCGGTTCGTCCAGAATATCCTCATGGCCGTCAATAATCATCACCGCGGCTGCACCACCGTATAGGCGCCCCCAGCGCAAACCCTCAACCACTCTCTGCCGCAGGTGCGTGATGCGCTCCAGGCGCTCAATTTTAGTGATATCGTCAGGTGGCATTTGAGACTGTATCTTATACCAGTTTTTTACCATGTCCTCCGGGATTGTATTGATTAATCGCTTGACCAACCAGTGATCACGATACAAGCTTGTCAGCTTCTGGAAGTCCCGGCTAAGCCGCGTCATGGGATATTCGGTAGCTTCCGGAATATTGGCCTGGCCAAAACCAAGTCGCGCTAATGCATTCGCAAAAGCATCCAGGGTGAGTATAGACGGCCCGTCGAAAGCCTGTTGCTGCGATGCATTAATATTCTTGGCTTTACGCCGCTTGCTCATCAAATACCCTCCACTTCGGTATGGCCGTCATAATCATGTACCTTGCCGCGTCCATACAGTGGTCCCCTTGCTTCAGCGGCTTTTCTTCGCCGCGCTCGGATACCTTCGGGTCCCACATGTAAGACTTGATTTCATTGAGCAAATGCTTGCAGCGCCGATGCACCCGGAGGCGGCCGGTATATATCATAGTGGCCATGCGCCGGATGCCTTCCAGGACATCGTTATTTGCCGCCTTAATGTAGTGGCCTCGGCTGGATAGCGCCGCCTTCAGGCTTGCTGCCGAAGGGTCTAGGATGCCATACTGCACGGTATTACCTTCGATAAAAGTTTCATAGTCGTCAGCGTACTCCGCATCGGTTTTCTGTCGCTGCTCGTCCTTACTAGACCAATAATACTCGTCCTCAACCCAAAGGGTAGTGCCGTCGTCAATAACTTTGAGCATCACCATAGGATTCGTAGTGCCATAGTCCATAGTGACGTATAACTCGCCATCGTTCGGTTGTTGCTCATCATCATACAGGTAGTCGTCCCGCCACATGTCATAAATCAAGCCCTGACCAGCAACTCGCTTACCCAGGATATAGCGGTCATAGTAAAAGCCAAAGTGCTGACTCTTAAGCTCGTTCTTGCGCTCCTCAGTAAGCGCTGGGTTATCATCCAGGGTAAAGTGCCAATAGTTGTACCCCGGCAACTTCTGCGCCTGGTACTTGTCCAGGTAGTTGGTATAAATATAGTGGTTCGGCGGTTCACAGTTCAGGGTCCAGAAGTTCTTCCGGTCCCTGGAGACGATGGAACGCCGAAACGCCTCTTCGATAAACGCCTGTGGCTGCAGGTTTATTTCATCTGCGTACCAACCGCCGATTGTGCGGCCGCGAATCTTCTTATAGCTCGCTTCGTCATGACCGCCGACGCAATAGCATATTTTAGGCTCCTTATACAGCGGCGACCGGATGGTAAGTATGCGGTTGCCATCGGCGTCATTGCCGTACTTGGCGTAATCGCCGACAACGTTCAGGATGCCAAAGTCATTATCTATGACGTTCGTGAATAGTGTTGCTATGCCATTTCCGGACATAAGAAAACGGCTTTCTGGGCTGTTCATTACATAGAATAGCCAAGCCGCTATTGATACTACTGTTTTACTTGACCGGACCGAGCCTTCCCAGACGTTAAGGTAGCCGGTATTCTTAAATGACTGCCGTGCCTTGTCGTTAAAAGGCAAAATATTAAGTTTCAGGCTTACCACCGCCTAGATTGCTGAATAGGCCCAGGAGATTATTGTCATTAATCGACGCATCAACGGTAACTTCTCGCTTCTCGCGCCACTGCTCCGGCTTACGATTTTTGAGCCAGAATATCTGTGCTGTAGTGTCTGGCGCCATCTGCTTCTTGACAACCGTCCGCTTTACCAGCTCGCCAAATTCATATTCTTCTTTTACTTCCTTGTACTCATAACCGAGGGCCCGTTTTAATAGCGAATTCTCAACCTCGACATCAACCGGGTCCTTACCCCTTTTTAAGGCCTGCACAATCTGTGGATATTTCCGCTTCCAGTCGTAAAGCGTTCTCACGCCAATTCCAACCTGCATTGCTACTTGTTCATCCGTAAGCCCGTCCCTGGCCCAGGCGGCGAGCAGTAAAAGGCCATCATCGCTAAGCCAGTATTCATATTTACCCTTCGACACCTCTCTCAACCCCTAAAATGACATAAGAAAAGCAGCCGCATAGTAGCAGCTGCCGAAGTATGTATGTAATGCCCGGCCCTGTTGCACTTGCACCAACGATATTATTCAGTCGGGAGAGGTGTGGCCGGTCCTATCGCGTAAATAAAGCCCCGAAAATTATTTCAGGGCGTACGACTTAGTCGCTATTATATCATGCTTGTCAATAGCTGTCAATCAATTGACCAGGGTCGCAAATCAGTTACTTTTTTTTGCTTTTTACGCCTGCGGGATTTGCTGCCGCCATATTTAGCCGCCGGCGCCGGCAAGGTAAGTGAAGGGTCCGCAGTTCTTATGTCCGGCGGCCGTGATACGTTCAGCCAGTTAAAAATCACACCAGCGCCACCGTGCAACAAGTAGCTCGGGCATGATGTGTAACACTTAGTCAGTTTACATTTGCACCCAATCATCCCTCTTATTGTTTTGGTATTCCTTGTTTTGACTTTAGTCACTGGCAGCACCGCCCTTCAGCCTACACCTGATATAGTCCGGTATCTTATGGCTTGTCCAGTATTCGTGCCCCAGGTTAGCCCGGAAGTACTTGCACCAGCCTTCGCGCCCCTGTCTGTGCAGACATCTGTAATTTTTAACCTGAGGCGAACTCAAGAGCCATCGATGGAACTTGCAAAAGCCTATTTGCCGCGACGACTTTGGCTTCATGTATGGCGCCCGTTTTTTGGTCACGACAATCAGCCCCTATCGCTCATGCGCTTTATAAATATCTCCACCCGCGGGCGCTCCTTGTCCACCTCAAAAACAGGTTCCGGCAGTGTCAATACCTGGCTGTTATCATCCGCAATTAGTCTGGCGTAGCGCAGTGCGTCAAGAATCTGCTTGCCGCCATAATTATCTTTATCCCGGCGCCGGCCGTCAGGAAAGTAATATATAATTTGCACCATTGCCGCTGGTGTCATCGGCAACTTAAATCCCCAGGCTAACAAAGTCATATAATCAATCAATCTGGACAGATACTGCCGCCGCGTGCTGTAATGCCAGCGTAGATAAACGTTCAAACTGGGCGGTATTTCTGGCATTTGTATCCAGACTCCATTGGGTAAATGCTTGGCGTCCCAATATGCGATCGTTTTCCTAACCTCGGGAATACGTTCCGGCTTACGTTTAGCCGGCACCAACCCCAGCCGGCGAGCCTGTGTTATGGACAGTCTAGTCACTTACATTCATCGCCTCCGCCAGCCGCCGTGATATCGCGCTAATCTGAGCTATCTGGTTTGCCATTGTCGGCGTAACACCACCAGACTGCCGCATGTGCTCGATGACATTAAGACAAGCTTTCTCGCGCTCATAATTGCTCGTGACATCCAGCGCCCTGCATATCGCGGTCAATTCATCATCAGCATTTTTCATATCTCGCAGCCGATATTCTAATTCCGCATTTCTCTTTTTAACATCCGCAATATCCTGAATAACCTTCTTTCCAAGCCTATAGCCCAGCATTTTCAAGTCTAGCCGGCCGTCGACATAATCCTTAAACAGCTGGATTCGCTCATTATCAAGAATCCGCTGACTCCTTGGCCGCATCCTATCTTGAACCTCGAAAGACCCGACGCGGCTGAATAAAAGATATTTATACATCTCCACCGGCGGCTCAATCTCACGCCATGGCGCTTTTTTCAGCGTTCTCAAACCACCATTAGCCGTAAACCGTACTAACCCGCATACATCCGGGACCTCCGTAATCTCGCAGACACCCGGCGCAACTGCAAAATAAAGTTGGTTGCACATCGGTAAATATGCTTGCCATTTACTATCCCGCATAAAATCAGACCGGCTGACCTTAACCTCGTACCCTGTGATATTAAATTGCGTCCAGCTTAGCTTTATAGCCAGGGCGTCAATTTTGTTGTGGTTAGCCCTGGTCTGGGTCGGCCCATTTTTGACCTCGGTGAAAAATGCGTCCATCCGGTGTCGGCGGGCAAGGGCCTTTATTATTTGCCATGCGTCAAAATGGGATTTCATCAGCGTTCACCCACCTGTTTTTAATCTTCATTGCCGCAGGCTAGCGGTAATATCTCTGTTCCCTTTAAACCTAGCTGCTCAAGCACTGTAGTCAGCTTAATCTCCTCGGCTTCCTGCTTTCGGTACGCATCGTATATGCGCAAAAAATGAGCTCGTTCAACGCCTATTTCCTCAGACATGCACAGATTGCGCCATCCAATAGCAGCAACAGCCTTTTGAATTGCTGGGTGAGAAAACTCCGGGCCAGTACTGTATAGCCCAACCCTTGACAGCTGCTTAGTTACTTCAGCCCATGCATCACCAGCAAGTGGCGCTGTTGACATCAGCGAATAAGCAGACTCCCGAAGTTCAGCAATCGTCGGGAAATATTGACTCAACGCTATGTGTTTTGCCACAGCCGCCTTGGCAATGCCAAACTCCATATCTTGTAAAAACTGCTGATACAAGACTATGGTTTCTTTGGGGATATCCGCCCTTGGGTATGCCGCAGAAAGCATGCTGACCAAAACAACAACCTCTTTTTTAGTCATTCAATACCCTCCTCGTTGATGTATTCCTGAAGTGCCGTAAAACCTCTGGGTTTTGGTGGAGGCTTGCCCAGGGTTATAATTGGCCCGTTAACATAATCCCTAAATGGCTCTTTTGGGCCAAGGAAAGTAACCGGGTGCTTAATATACTTTTCCTGCGTCTGGTTTTCCCGGCAGCTGACAGAGTAGTTTTCAGAGGCTGCAATCAGGTCATCGGCGCTATGGCCGTCTTTTAACCTGGCATTCCACTTCTCAAACGCACCCTTCTTTTCCAGTCTGCGCGGGTATAAAGCCCAAAATGACTCGAACTCCTCCGTGTATTCGTCGCCTTTGCCGGGTTTTTTAACCCGCGCTCCACCGCTTTGCGGTTTCTCAGCCGGGGCAACGATTAGTGCAGATTCGCGTCCGGACACACATATGTTTTTATCTTTCTCTGTATCTGTATCTGTATCTGTATCTGTATCTGTATCTGGGGGCGTCACAGTGACGTTCCCGTGACGTTCCCGTGACGTTCCCGTGACGTTCCCGTGACGTTCCCGTGACGTTTCATTTTTTTTTGTAGTGCGGTATTTGCGAGTTCTGTCTGTGCTATTATCGCTTTCAAACTGCCTCTTATCCCAATTAACCAAACACCACAGACCGTCAATTTGTGTAATCATTTTCTGAGCCTCAAACGCCGCCAGGCCTTGTGTTACCTCGTCTATTGTTATTGCAGCATCGTCGACAAGATCGTCAATCGTAACCGGTACGCCGTCGGCCAAAAGAAGAATTCCAGGTTGTGGCGATTCTTTAGCAATGGTTAAAATTACCACCCATAACCACCGCTGAGATGGGTTTAGGCGTCTCAGTTTTCGATCATTGCGAATCTCTGTATATAACCTTAACCACAACCCGGACATAATTTCACTTCTCCTTTTGTTCCCGTGACGTTCCCGATTACTGTATGACTTCCCCAAAGCCTAACTTAAGCTGCTGTTCCTGTGGGTCTATGCGATCGAAAATGCAAGGTATAACATCCCCACTTCCGCAAAATCTGAATCTTATCTGCCGTTATCTCGCCAAGCTGGTCACCGGGCCGGAGCATTGATACCAACCCCGGCCGGTTTTTGCCAGCAGTAATATTCCAGAACCGATCGCCCCAAAGCTCATCATGTGTCCAGCCGGCTTCGTTAGCTTCATCCTCACGAGCGGCTATTGCAGCGAAGACCATGGGGTTAATATTTTTAATACTCATTGCGTTACCCCATCAAAAGACAATGCCTTATTTTCGGC